AGATATTCTGTTAACGACAAACAGTACAGTGCTCCGCATATGTCTACCCTACTTATCCCGCAAGATACCATCGCACACACGTTCGATGAAGCAGTTGCTTCAGAAAGCAACCTCCGCATTGACGAAGTTCCCGAGAATTATCTCGAAAGATTCATTCATCCGAGTGAACCTGAGAACTTTGAATTTTATAGCTTACGAGATTCAGATATTCCCTCAAAGCGTATTCCAAAGAATGGAATTCAAGTCTTTGAAAATCTGAAATACCACACAAATTCGAAGGATAATCTATATAAAGATCAACCTTCAAGTGGCCCTTCTCCAATGAGAGGAGTAGCGAATATTATTCGTGAATACTTCCCTCAATATCTAGATGATCTCCGCACTTGGTGCAGACCAAAATCATCAGATGACTCTATCTTTAATGATTTCAATCATGAACAACGTATTACTCAACCTTTCACAGAAGAGAGAGAACGACGTCTCCTACCCTTGATTGACCATTTTCTAGGAATTAAACCATATGATATCGTTCACTATTGTGACACGAGATTCTATCCCTGGAAACTTTCAACTAGAGCTGATTATTTTCATAATCACTCTCGTGATAGAAAAGCTCACGCAGCAAAATCACATCCAGATTTCGCTACAGGACCTACTAAAAAGTCATACTTTATTAATTCACATTTATTCTTTGACAGATCAACTGTTCATAATATAAAAGAATATGGCTTCCCTTTCCGTCCAACAACGGATTCCGCTAGGAATGAAACTCTCTTAGACCTTTGGTTTAAGAAAGTTCCTACAGAACTTTTGGTTCGATCCCATATCTCAAAAAGAGATAATCTAAAAGTTCGACCCGTTTACAATGCCCCTATGATATATATTCGTATAGAATGTATGTTATTTTATCCACTACTTGCACAAGCTCGTAAAAGAGACTGTTGCATAATGTATGGATTAGAGACTATTCGTGGTGGAATGAACGAACTTGAACGCATTTCTAATGCCTTCAACTCATTTCTACTTATCGACTGGTCAAGATTTGATCATCTTGCCCCTTTCACAATTTCCAACTTTTTCTTTAAAAAGTGGCTTCCAACAAAGATCCTTATAGATCATGGTTACGCTCAAATTAGTAATTACCATGACCATGTGCATTCTTTTAGCGCTCAAGCGCAATCACATGGAATTCCAATGATCTCCAAGGAGTACCAAACTCCACCAGAAGCTACAGTTTTTGCTAAAAAGGTCTTGAACCTAATTTCTTTTTTAGAAAGATGGTACAGAGACATGGTTTTTGTTACCCCAGACGGATTTGCTTACCGTCGTACTCATGCCGGTGTTCCTTCAGGAATACTTATGACCCAGTTTATTGATTCCTTTGTCAATTTAACCATTTTACTTGATGGTTTAATTGAATTTGGTTTCACAGATGAAGAGATAAAACAACTCCTTGTGTTTATTATGGGTGACGACAATGTCATCTTTACACCTTGGACTCTTCTTAAACTAATCGAGTTTTTCGATTGGTTCGCTAAATACACTCTGGATCGTTTTGGAATGGTTATTAACATTTCAAAATCGGCTGTAACTTCAATTCGCCGCAAAATTGAAGTTCTTGGCTATACCAACAATTATGGATTTCCTACCCGATCCATCTCAAAATTAGTTGGTCAGCTAGCCTATCCAGAAAGACACGTTACTGACGCTGATATGTGCATGCGAGCCATTGGCTTTGCATACGCTAGTTGCGCTCAGTCAGAAACTTTTCACGCCTTATGTAAAAAAGTATTTCAATACTATTTTGCAAAGACTTCAATCAATGAACGTCTTATCCTAAAAGGCCGAAAAGCAGAACTTCCAGGAATGTTCTTTGCCTACCCAGATGTTTCAGAACACATCAGGCTAGATCATTTTCCTTCACTATCTGAAGTTCGAATCCTTTTATCTAAATTTCAAGGATATCTTAAGGAAACTCCCTTTGGGACTATTCCTACTTTCTCAACCCCCCAAACCCTTCGCGACCAAACGCAATGACTCTAGATGAGTTCATGAAGCTTTCGAAACTTCATGAAAAGCACTAGTTCTATTGTTTTCTAGATTTCGTGGCCAACCCACAGAGGTCTATATTTCATCATTCAGTGATGAAACCCCCCCCCACAAAATAAAATAAAACCTTC